ATGAAACGCCTGAAAATAACTCCGGTGAAACATACTCAAAGCGGGCGCTGGCAGGTTCGTATTCCGGCCAAACTTTCCGGATCCGGAAAGAGAGAAACAAAATATTTTCCGACCAAAGCGGAAGCAATGGGATATATCTCCAACCTGGAAGACGTTGCTGCAGGGTTGCATTTGGGGGAAACGTTGATGACGAGATCAGAATATGATGCCATCATCGAAGAACTTGCCCGTTTAGCACCGTTCGACGTGACGCTTAAGGATGTTATTGACTATTACATCGCACGGCATCGGGCCAGTGATGCACGCAAAATATCCATTCTTGAGCCTCTTTACCGTGATACGTTGCAAGATGCCTCTTCTCATTACCGGAGCCGTGTAAAACAGGTTTTAGGTGCTTTTGCCTCTGTATTTGGGGATTGCCTGATTGACGACGTGACGCCGGATGAATTTGAAAAATGGCTGTCCGGATGGAAAACGACGCCGCCTTCATACAATTCCGCGTTGCGCCACATTAAGCCGTTTTTTGCGTGGGCCATCAGCAAAAAATATGCTGTTCAATCACCCGCTGAAGGAATCAAACAGCGCAAGCACCAGAGGGCGCCTATTTCCATTCTTACGCCCGCGCAGGCACATTCCCTGCTGGCCGCTTGTCGGGATTATTCAGGAGACGGAGAGATGCCGGAAAATCTACGCGTAAACGCGGCGGATATGAAAATAGCAGTAGCCGTTTTGCTTTTTGCTGGTGTCCGGCCTGAGGAAGTTACCGCGCTGACGTGGGAACATGTCAAGTTGGCTCATGGCTATATCAGAGTTGAACCGGAAGTCAGTAAAACCAACTCTGTACGTCTGGTGCAAATAGAGCCGAACCTAAAGGCATGGCTGGAAACCGTGCCGGAAGAAAAACGCACAGGAAAGCTCTCTCCGAAGAACTGGCAGCGCAAATGGCAGGCGGTACGTCGGAGAGCTGGCATCAGCCATTTAAACGATGTTTGCCGTCATTCCTACGCCTCTTACTGGCTGACCGCCCATCGGGATACGCACGGACTACTGGAAAACATGGGGCACACCACCAGCAAGACGACGATTAAATATTACCTGACAGCCTGCAATCCTGAAGAGGTGCCCGCCTATTGGCGGATTTTCCCTGAAGATGGAGACTTATTAGCCTCTGTTGAGTGATTGTGGAGCATGTATCTGAAGACAGTTCTCCCATAGAGGCATATAGAGTGATTCGCGTTACTCTAGATATATCCGTAGGTTCAGTACTGAATTGACTCAGGTGGTTATTATTTTTATACTACAAAAATCTTGTATGAATCACCATTCGACTAGAAAAAATACCAAAAAGGCTCTTTCTTCTGAAGAAAGGAAAAAGCGTAATGATCAAAAAAAACATCAATCATCAATAAGAAAAATTTTTTCGAATATAGGTTTCACTAGAATTGAGTTGGTTTCTCAAAAGACCCAAGACAAGTTTATTGGAACTGACTTGGATGATCTTTTTGTCAAAGATAATTTGCTTTGTATTGTCGAGTACACGACGATATCAGGAGAAGATGCTGTCATGGATCATTTTAGAAAGAAAAATGATTTCTATGAAGGGTGGAAAAAAGATTTGAATACATTCTATGATAATTTAAAAAAGGGAGTTGTAGCTCAAAATGCATTGGATAAATTACCTACAGACCCAGTCAGCGATCTTCATTTTGTTTTTTTATACGCTTCTTATTTGGTAAGTGTATCGGATGAATATAAGAGTGCATATAAAAATGTAGTTTTTTTTGACTATGGTCATGTTAAATATTTTGAATTAATTTCGAAAGTTATCAAGGAGGATGCCATTTATGAATTTTTGGACTACATGAATGTTGATGCCTCTCAATGTAATGCAGGAAATGATTTAAAAAATAGCAGAGGATTTGAAGGGCATATTTTATCTGAGAAGCAGACCAAATTTGCTAATGGGATGCATGTTTTTACATTTTATATTAGTCCAGAAGAACTTCTTAAAAGGGCCTATGTATTACGGAAAAATTCTTGGCAAGACGAAACATCTTTTCCCTACCAGCGATTTCTCAATCAGAGAAAAATTAAGCAAATGAGGGAATATTTAACTAGTAATAAGCGTGTTTATGTTAATAATATCATTGCAAGTATTGCAGAGGATTCAATAGAATTATACATGCGCAATGACAAAGGCGCATATGAATATGTTTCATTTAATAAAAATGGAGATATTCTAAATAAAAATGGAGATCTTATACAATCAACAAGCGATCCTATTTTTAAGATAAACATTAAAGACAATCGGAATGTTATAGGGATTATCGATGGGCAGCACCGAGCATATTCGTATTATAAAGGAAGAGGAGATGACAAATGTGCGGAGAAGATAAATGAACTCAGGAAGGATCATTGTCTTCTTGTCACAGGTATTATCATGCCAAAACGCGAAAGCAAGACAGAGCAAGAGGCTTTTGAAGCAAAGCTTTTTCTAGAGATTAATTCTAGTCAGACTAGTCCAAAAAAAGAGTTGAAGATGCAGATTGAGAGCCGGGCTAATTATAGGGCTCCTGGATCTATTGCCTTGAGAGTGGCAGAAAAATTAGCACAAAGAACCCCTTTGAATGGTGTGTTAGTTAGGTTTTGGTATGAGGAAGGAAATAGAGAACGAATTGGAATTTCTACTCTTGTTTCCTACGTATTAAAACCATTAGTGGATCATAGAAATAGTCGTCTTTACTCAATGTGGAAACAACTAAATTGTATTGAAAAGGAGTATGAACAACTGAATCAAAATGAAATTGGAGAATTCGCAAGCTATTGCTCTTCGCAAATAGCTATTTTCTTATCATCTTTAAAAAAGAGTATCGATTCATCAAATAAGTGGGAATGGAAAAAGCAAGATAAGAAGAATCTTAAAGGCTTTTTAAAGGTTGTTAGTATTGGTGGAATGATTAATTGTTTTAAGGAGTTTTTGACCAATACGGAGCAAATAGATATTTTTTTAAAGGATGATGGATATTTTGATAGTCAAAAATTAGTATTTAAGGATATTGACGAATTTGATTTTTTGAAATACTCTGGAAGTAGCTATGCAGCAATGGGGAAGGCGATGTATCAATTCTTTTTTCTAAAAAGCGATAGACATTACTCATATTGAGTAATGTCTATATTTACGTAGATGCTACTTAGAATGCATATGCCATCAGGGACAGAAGCGGTAGTATAGTATCCTGCACTTTGATGCGTATTTTGGAGCGTGTATCCGCAGTATGTCTTCATTTTATCTAACAGCTCTGAAACAAGAATAATGTGCGGTTCTATTCCAAATTTACTTAGTGGTGGTTTATTTACTATTTGATCAATTATTGACTGAATAGCCTCATGTTCATATGAGGGCGCACATATCATATAGGAGGCTTTTGTGTGTTTGTGTTGAAGTGTACTTCTTCCATTGATTTCGGCAACTGCAATCGTAGGTGACTTCCCTTGTTTTTTGAGATATTTCAAAATGGATTTGATGTATTTGAGCACTCGCAGCTGAATGATTGTGTTATAAAAGGATTGTATGTTTTGTTTAAGAGCAGTGGAATTTTTGTATCGTTTTTGTTGTTTACTCAATGTTGAGGATAGGTATTTTTCGAACATGCTGATATAGGAATTATTGAGTTCAAATCCTATGTATTGACGATTCATATATGCGGCTTGAGCAGGAACAGTTCCACTACCTGAGAATGGATCCAGCACTATATCGTTTTCATTGGTGCTGAGTTTGATTATTCTTTCAACAAGGGCTGACGAAAGTGGGCAAAAATGCCTAATAAATTTGTTTCCCCAAGATCCTTGTGTAGGGATAGGGAATTCCCATATTCCGTCAATGGACTTTCCTGTAGGACTGTATCTTTCAGGGTATGTAATCCACCATTTTTTTAGCTGATCCGTATCTATTGTTGTAACTCGTTTTGCGTAATAGTTGTAGTTATTTGTTTTACTAAAAAATAAGATGTATTCAAATTTTCTTTGAGTGCGACCTTTCGATGACCATGGGACAGTTCTGTCTTTTTTCCAGATGATAATATCTTGGAGCATCCATCCTATGGATGTTAGTTCTCTTTCTAAATCGAATGGAAGGGGAATAACACGGCCATTTTTCTTGAAAGAATCTATAATAATCCATAGTGTTCCATTATCCTTAGTAATGTTATAAATAGCGAGGAATACTTTTTTCAAGTCTTTAAGATATTCGCTATAACTTTGTCCATATCCTATTTGATTTTCACTTCCATAGTCTTTCATATCAAAATACGGAGGAGATGTAATCGTAGTGGACACTATTTTTTGGTTGATTACATCATTAATTGCTCTCGCATCTTGGTGATGAATTACATTTGTAAGCAGCGCTGGGAGAAATGTCATGGGTTTTAATCTGTCTAGTGTATAATTTTTAGTAAAAAATATTAAAATATTCCCAAAATATAGTTATAAGCTAAATTATTTAATATTACAGAATTTACGCTTTCTCAGCCTATCTAGGGTTACTTGGTCAGATCAATCTTACCAACCATGCAAGCTTTGATTTGGCCAGTGATAGGAATGCGTTTCCGGAAAGCCGGGTTGATAGGAGCAAGCAGGAAGCGCCCGGCATCCTCAATAAGCCTTTTAAGGGTGATACCGGACACGTCATTTGTTCCTTGATATACGATGATTTCCCCAACGTATTTTTCAAGATCATCATTTTCCGGAACAGGCCGCACTAGAACAATCTGACCATTCTTGATTTCCGGTTCCATTGATGTTCCCTCTACACGTAAGGCCGTAATACCCTTGTCAAATACCGGGTATGGCTCGTCAAATTCGCTCCACGTGATTTCCCCTGCAGCGACGTTTCCAACAACCATGATTTCCGGTAGCTTGACAGGGCAAAGAATGACGTTGTTGACTTCTTCCGGCTCGTCATCGTTGTTATCCAAGGCTGGGTGTAGCTTTTCAACGGCCTCTTGAGACGTACCGTTTACCTGTTGCTTTTTTTTCTGCTTCTGGACAGTCATTTCAAGGATTTCGATCACTAGATCATCAATGCTCTTTTTGGCAGCCTTGGCTTTTTCACGGATGATAGCCTCAAAGTTTTCCGGAAGCTCAAACTGGATTTCCTCTTCACCGTTCATGAGGCGTTCAATGATGGCTAATTTTTTAGGTGGTATAGGTCTATTATCTGAAAGCCAATTATTTACGGTTTTTTTACTTACGCCTACTCCCTTACCGAGAGTTTCCCGTGAAACTTTATTCTCCTTGAGCCAAGCTTTGATTATTTCGGGCGTCAACATACACCCATAATGTACTCTTTTCGGGCATCTTCAAGGAAAAAAAGTTTTTGATGATGCTCTAAAGAGTAATTTCATTATTGACGCAAAATGCTCTTTAGGGTATTTTTATACCATCAACCGCGCCCAAGAAGCGAACGAAAAAGGAGAACACGAATGAAAACGAACCTCAAAAAAGCCTCCCAGAGTTTGAGAGACTGGCTTAACAAAACAGAAAAAACAACGGGTTTGGAAAAATCCATCATTGTTACAGGAATTCTTATGAGCTACGCGCTGAAAAGCAGGGAAGAAGAGAAATCCTCAACCACAAAAAAAGACTGCGGCCATTACGATGACTGAACTATGGAAGAAGACCTGATCGAAGAATTGAAGCTGCTCGGCTGGCACGAGCTTTAACCCGACCCTGAATAACAATGAGAAAAATGACGAACGAACAATACTGGTTGCGCCGCGACCGCGCCGAGAAAATGGAATCCCTGTACGGCTGCCCGATAGACCTGCCGGAAAATGACCTCACCCCCCGGCCCGGTATCGTACAGAACCTTGTCTTTTCCGCTCTGCTGGTTGGGATTTTCACGATCATTTATTTCATCATTAATGCATTTCTATAATGAAAGAACAACAGTATGAACCGACCATGTCCCTTGCTCAAGTATGCAAGGCTGCCCGTGAAAAAACTGGTGAAAAACCCATTCACCCGACAAATGCGGCGAAGTGGATTGCCGCCGGGAAAATACGCAAACACGTTGTTTGTGGGCTTATTCGTCCCCGCTTTTACCTCTCCGAATTTATAGAGGACTACTACAGAAATATCGCGCCCCGTTCGGTTGCCAGAATCCGTTAACCCCTTCCAACTACCCATAAACAAAATGGCCGGGGCCAGCAGGAACTGACGCCCGACCTGAATACAATCAAACAAGGAAATAATATGAGCCTATTACAAAACATCAAGCGCGGAGTGCTGCAGCGTCCGCAGCGTGTCATCATCTACGGGCCGGAAGGCGTGGGAAAATCCACGCTGGCGGCCGGGCTGCCCGCCCCTGTTCTGCTGGACACGGAACAGGGATCTTCCCACATCGACGTTGCCCGGCTGGACTGCCGGAGCTACGGAGACGTGATCAATGCGATAGAAGAATTGACGCAGGGCGGGCACGAATTCCGGACGGTCATCATTGATTCCATAGACTGGTGCGAGCGTTTGTTTGTGAACGCCTTCATCAGGGAACACAATAAGCGGGCCAACGCCTCCCTGAAATCCATTGAAGATTTTGGATACGGCAAGGGGTACAAGATGATCGAACCTGTGGCCATGGATCTCTTGTCACGCCTCAACGCGTTGATGAGCGCAGGAATGAATGTGGTGCTGGTGGGACACTCCCGCCGCGTCAAATTTGAAATGCCGGAAACAGCCGGTGCCTACGACAAACACGAACTGAACCTCTCCAAATTTGTCGCGCCGCTGGTCAAGGAATGGGCTGACGCCATGCTTTTCTGCAACTTCGTCGTAACAGTCCAGGATGGCAAGGGACATGGGGGAAACCAACGCATGGTCTACACCTCTCCTTCTGCCCCCTGGGAAGCCAAAAACCGGCACGGGATGCCCGCGGTGATGGCGATGGACGCCGGGGAAATCTCCCGCCTGCTGTTTGGAGCGGGCTGCAGACCTTCCGGGAACGCTCCGGCCGGCGAAAAGCAGGCGCCGCCTCCCGCACAGCAGGAAAAACCGGCTCCCTCCCTGGCGGACCAACTGGCCGCGGTCATCAACGACGTGCCGGGGGCGCTGAACTTCCTCGCGTACAAAAAGGAAATCCAGCCGGGGCAGGGCCTTGAAGCCGTCTCGGAAAAATTCGCCTCCTTCATCCTCTCCGCCCCCGACCGGTTCAACACGGCCGTTCTGCAGCACAACACCCCGACCGCCCGATGAAAACCGTCACCTGCATCAACGTCGCCCGCGAAACCGGGCATGCCGTCCTCTCCCTGGACGGAGCGGAATACGCCGTCAGCCTGGACGACCTGCAAAAAATCCTCGCTGACATTGCCGGGCTCCGTCCGGCCCCGGCCACGGAACTATTGAGGCCGTCCCTGCTCCCCAAGCTGGCGCAATGCCCCTGCTACGTCTCCTCCCCCGACGCGGGGGAAGCGGCCCGGCGGGGAACCCGGATGGACGACGCCTTCCGGGCCCTGCTCATGGGCGTGGACGAATTCAGGGCATGTGAACACCTGAAAGCCGATGAAAAAGAATCCATCCTCTGGGCGGTGAAAACGGTCCGGACGCTCTGCTCCGGCGAAGAGGTCATTGCCGACAAAAACCGCTGCGCCTTCCCGCAATGGCACCCCCGCGTGACAGGCGGGGAAGCGGACTGCCTCTGTCCCGCGCTCGGCAAACTCTTCGACCTCAAAAGCGGCCAAATCCGCAACTACTGGGAACAGCAGGCCTCTTACGCGAAATCCTTCATGGAACGGGAATTCATGGATGAAATCACCTGCCACCTCCTCTACTGCGACCAGCAGCAAATCGTCACCCGGAAATTCACCTACCGGGAAGCCATCTCCATCGTCAACGGCGTGGTGGACGCCGTGGACCGCGGCGGCGGGCCGCGCCTCTGCGACTACTGCGGCTGGTGCGCCTCGCAGGACACCTGCCCGCTGCGGAACCGGGCGGCGCAGGAAATGCTGACCCTGGCGGAAGCCGGAACGCTGGAAGAAAGCTTCGCCGAAATCGCGGAAAACCCGTCCAGGCTGGCGGAATTCGTCACCAAGGCGGCTGTGCTGGAAAGTTACGTCAAAAAAGGAAAAGAAAAAATCCTCGACTACCTCAACAACGGAACGGAAGTCCCCGGATTCAGGCGCGTCTCCCGGAAAGGCGCGGACACCGTCGCTCCGGAAGACGTCGCCAAATACGCCACCTGGATTGGCGTGCCGAAACTCCTGAAATCCTATGGCCCGCTCAAGGCGGACATCTTCCGCGCCCTGTTCGCGGAAGCATTGCCGGAACAACAATTCCCGGAAGAACTGGTCAGGACGGGGGCCGGATCCTCCTACGTCAAAAAAATCTCCGTCTCCAAAACCGCAACCACCAAATAACCATTATGTTCAGTTACATATCAGAAGGCGAGCCCAGCGAATACGGATTCCTCCCCGCGGGCGTCTACGAAGGAAAAATCGTCAAAATGGAAGAAGGAATCTCCCAGGGCGCCAAAACGCGGGGATGCCCGCAGCTGGCCGTCCACATCAGAGCCTTCGGCCCTGAAGGGGCGGCGACGGTTCGTTACTACCTGACCGCCTCGAAAGACCTGGCCTGGAAAATCGACCTGTTCGTCAAAAACGTCACCGGGAACGTCTACCAACCCGGCCAGCAGGTCATCATCAACCCGGCGGAATACCTCGGCAAACCCTGCTACGTCCGGCTCAACGTCAGACAGGGAGACAAGCCCAGGGCGGACGGGACTTATCCCGAATTCAGCAACTGCGAAGACGTGCTGGGGCCGGACGAAGCCCGGGCCATCATGACGGCGCAGGACAGGGTAGCGGCGGGGCGCGGCGGAGCGCCCCTGCCTCCGCGCCCGGCGGACCTGCCGGCCAACAACCACATGAGCGCCACGGCGGGACCGCCGGCGGAAGAAGACGAAATCCCCTTCTAATCAACAGCCATGAACAAGCCGATAACCATCATGCTGCCGATCGTTCCCCCGACGAAAACGCACCAGAACAAAAAAATCGTCAACATCGGGAAACACGCCAAACTGGCGGACACGAAAGAATTGAAACTGGTCATCAGCGATTACCTGACCCTGCTGAAACCTTATCAACCGGCCCGGCCCCTGACGGGGCCGGTCTCCCTGAAACTGGCCTTCGTCTGGCCCTACCGCAAGAGCGAGCCGAAAAAAAAACGGATCGGGCTCATTCCGAAAACGACCAAACCGGACTGGGACAACCTGGCCAAAACCCTGCAGGATGTCCTGACCAGGTTGAGATTTTGGGAGGATGACGCCCAGGTGTATTCCGCGTCCGTGGATAAATGGTGGGGCGAAGAACCACAAATAACAATCACTGTGCAAGAAGGATCAGAGCAATGATTAACATCCTCTTATCCGTCAGGCTGCCTTTTTCCGGCCTTATCCTGGACGGGAAAAAACCGTGGGAACTGCGTAAAAATGCACCCCGCATCCCCCGCGGGGAACACGTCACTCTCTGGCTCTACGAGTCCGGGAAAGACGGAAAACGGGCCATCATCGGCAAGTGTCGTTTAGTTATCATTGCTTCGCTTTATCCATATCCTCCAAAGGGGACTTTAGAATTGTCCATGAAGCAAGCTTGCGTGACGGAAGAGGAACTGCGGAATTACCTGCCTTGCCGCATCTGGAAAGTCGAGGATCCCGTGAAACTTCCCGCCGCCGTGCCGCTCTCTGCAATTGGGCTGACCCGTCCGCCGCAGAGCTGGCAGTACCTTACTGACGAGCAAGCGGCGATATTGGAAAGGAGGATTGCATGAAATACCTTTCTGTCTGCTCCGGCATTGAGGCCGCCTCCGTGGCGTGGGAATCCCTGGGATGGGAACCCGTAGCTTTTTCAGAAATCGAACCCTTTCCGTCCGCCGTACTCGCCGAGCGGTTCCCGGACGTGCCCAACCTCGGCGATATGACCAGATATGAACAATGGAATATACCAGCAATTAACCTTTTGGTCGGAGGAACCCCATGCCAGGCGTTCAGCGTTGCCGGAAAGCGAGGCAGTCTCGCCGACGACCGGGGAAACCTCTGCCTCACCTTCTGCCGCATGGCAGACCACTTCTCCCCCCGGTGGGTGCTGTGGGAAAACGTCCCCGGAGTCCTATCTACGCCGGATAATGCGTTTGGATGCTTCTTGGCAGCTCTTTGCGGAGCTGACGCCACCGTCATCCCTCCAGGGGGAGGACGGAAGCACCCCAATAGCGGTGTGGTGGCCGGACCCAAAAGAACCGTGGCGTGGAGGGTGCTTGACGCCCAATGGCACCGAGTTCCCCAACGACGAAAACGTGTGTTTGTCCTGGCTGTGGCAGGTGCTGGAAACTGGGCCAGTGCCGACGCGCTTTTACCTGTCGGCGAACGCGTGCCGGGGAATCTTGAGGCGTGCCGAAAGGCGTGGAAAGAAGCTGCCGGAAATGCTGGAAGCCGCTTTGAGGGCTCGCATTGGGATGGAGGACGAGTCCACCCCACCTTGTTCGCCCACAAGTCAGGAGTCGGCATGAGCGACCAGGAGATTTTCAGGCAGCGGGGGGCGTACCTGGTGCCTGATGTGGCGCCCACCCTTGTCGCCAGCTATGGCGACAAATGGACGGGCGACCAGTATGGATTTTTTGTTTACGAAAATCACGCCCAGGACAGCCGTGTCCGTGAAATGGAAAATGTCTGCTCCACCGTGTCGGCCAAGTACGGCACGGGGGGCGGCAATACGCCGATTGTGGTGCATCTGCAGCAAGACCCTGTCACAGGTGATGACGTGTCTCCTTGTCTTGGGGCAGGAGGATCCCACGGACAGGCGAGCCTTGGTGTTTGTCTTCCTGTGGATATACGCAACGCCATCAGGCAGAGCGATAACGATGTGACCGGGAAAGGCTGGGGAGACGTGGGAGACCCCATGTACACCCTGACGGCCGGCGGTAAGACTCCGGGGGTGTGTTGCATCCAAGGTGATATCGCGGCAGGCCGAAGAGAGGCCCAGCATGGGATGGGAGTTTGTGAGGATGTATCGTTTTCATTGCTCACATCCTCGCCTCATTGCGTGGCCTACAATTATGTCGTGCGCCGCCTGACGCCGCGGGAGTGCGAGCGTTTGCAGGGGTTCCCGGATGACTGGACATTGATTCCGTGGAGGGGCAAGCCCGCCGCGGATTGTCCGGACAGTCACCGCTATAAGGCTGTGGGAAACAGCATGGCCGTGCCCGTCATGTGGTATATCGGAAGGAGAATTCAGATTGTGGAAAGGAGGCAGTGTTATGAAAGCCATTCTTGACGCCTGTTGTGGTTCCCGCATGTTCTGGTTTGACCGCCGCCATCCTGACGTGGTGTTCATGGATCGCCGGGAGGAAACGCACACGCTTTGTGACGGGAGAACCCTGGAAATCAAGCCGGACGTCGTCGGGGACTTCCGGGAGATGCCTTTCAGCGACGGGGAGTTTCGCCTTGTCGTGTTCGACCCTCCGCACCTGATTCACGCCGGGGAATCGTCCTGGCTGGCCAAGAAGTACGGAAAGCTGGACCGGAAGACATGGAGGGAGGATTTGGAGGCCGGATTCCGGGAGTGTTTCCGGGTTTTGGAACCGGGCGGCGTTCTGGTGTTCAAATGGTGCGAGGATCAGGTTTCAACCGCAGAAGTGCTGAAACTGGCCAGCCATGAACCTTTGTTCGGACACCGCCGCGGGAAGACCGTCTTCCTGGTCTTTGTGAAATCTACAACCCCCAACTGACGCTTTTTTAATTATGGAATTCATCAACATCCCAACAGCCTTGTTTTCCAGTCCCGAATATATCGGGGCGGAACCCATACAGCGCGCCACCTGGATCTCTCTGCTGGCCTGGTGCTGCGAACAGGAAAACGGCGGTATCATTGAGGGCTGCCGCTCCTGGGGTATGCGCCGCTGGATGCAGACCTGCGGCGTGACTGACCAGGAAATCAGCGTGGAAAACGAACTCTACCACTTTGACGGCGACAATCTCATCGTATTCGGATATCCGCATGAAATTCAGGAAACCCTGAAAACCAAAAGGAAAACCGCTCGTGAAAATGGAAAATTAGGAGGCCGCCCCAAGAAAACCCATGTTGAAACCGATATAGGAACCGACGTGGAAACCGAAGAAAAACCTACGTCGGTTATTTCAGAAACCAACGTAGGAACCGAAATAGGAACCAACGTAGCCCCCTATATGGAAACCTATCCGAAAACCGTAAGGGAAGGGAAGGAAGGAAAGGAAGGAATTCACCCCCTTACCCCCTCTCCGTGCACCGTGGAAGAAGTCGAAGACCATCTTCGGGCCGCGGCCTTTGCGGGGCGTGTGCGTTTAACCCCCGACCAGATACCGGACTGCGCCACAGCCTACTGGGGAAGCCGGGATGCCGTCAACTGGACCCGTAGCGGCATCCCCGTGACCAAATGGCAATCCGACGCCATCAGCTTCGCCACCAGCTACGCCCTCAACCATCCGCCGCCTCCTGAAAACGGAGACCCCTATTCGAACCTTCAGGACCTCTAACCCCCAACAACTTCAACAACATGATCGACTCGCAGACACTCATTGACGCCGAAAAACTGGTGCTCTCCCAGGCAATGGACGGCGCCCAGGCATTGGCGGACCTCCGGGACAAGGGCATCAGCCGCCAGACATTCGGCCTCCCGGCGCACCAGCAAATCTGGACGGCCCTGGAAACCGTCGCCGGCACGGGAGGAACCGTGGACGCCCTCACCGTCATCGCCCGCCTTGAAGCCCAGGGCCAGCTTGACGCCGTGGGAGGGCACGCCGGAGTCGTGGAAACGGCCACCTACGGAGCCCTTGCCCGGTACAAAACCGCAGCCGCCCTGGAAATGGTCACGGAAGCCGCCAAAAAACATGCGCTGCTCGCGTTTGCCTCCCGGATGGCGGAAGCCGCCGGCGATCAGCTCAAAAGCGCGGAAGAAGCCCTTGATGAAGCCGAGCGCGGCATGTCCGCCCTGCGGGACCGGTGCGGCGTCCGCCAGACCGAAACCATCCGCGGAGCCGTGGGAACCATCATTGAAAACCTGCAATGGCGCATGAACAACCCCGGAGCCATCAAAGGGATCTCCTCCGGATACCGCCGCCTGGACCTGACCCTGGACGGCCTGCAGCCCGGCGCCATGATCGTGCTTGCCGCCCGGCCCGGAGTCGGGAAAACCGCCGCCCTAGTCAACATCCTCACCAACATCTGCCTCGGGGGAACCCCCGTGGGCATGTTCAGCCTGGAAATGCCGAAATCCCAGCTCTTGGAACGCATCCTCTACGGCATGGCCGGCATCAACTCCGACGACATCCGCCGCGGCAAGCCGATGACGGTCGGACAGCAGCAGCATTTCACGGCCGCCGTCAGGAAAATCACGGCCGCCCCGCTGCACATCGACGACGAAAGCTCCCTCACCATCGACAGCATCAGAGCCCGGGGCCGCCGGATGGTCCGGGAACACGGCGTCAAATGCATCGGCGTGGACTACCTGCAGCTGGTGCGCTCCACGACCCAGCAGGCCCGGGGAAGCCGGGAACGGGAAGTCTCGGAAATTTCCGCCGGCCTCAAATCCCTGGCCAAGGAACTTAATATTCCCGTCCTGGTGCTGGCCCAGCTCAACCGCGACGTGGAAAAAAGAGCCGGGAACGCCCAGGGCAAACCGGTCGTTTCCGACCTGCGCGACTCCGGCTCCATTGAGCAGGACGCCGACCAGATCATCATGATCCACCGCCCCTACATGTACAAGCCCGACAAGCACGACCCCACGGAAGCGCAGTGGATCATCGGCAAAAACCGCTTCGGACGGCTGGGGCGTATTCAATTCCGCTGGACCGCGGAACTCACAAAATACGAGGAAGAACAGAATTATCCCGTCAATAAATCATGAAAAAACTGGACATTATTACTCAACCCTGCGGATCTCATGCCTTGAGAATATCCCTTTATTTGGGACCCAAGCGCAAAAGAATGAGAATTTGTATCGGATTGGAAACACACGATTACATGGAAGCCCAGCGCCGGGCATTGCTTCTTCTCCGCTATAATAAACGCCTTGGAATTTATGACCGGGAAATCCCGGAAGAATCGGAAATTACATATCCTGAAAAAACGGATGACTTGCCCTTGTTTCGGGACGACAATGAAATTCAAAGCGAAAATGGTAACTCCCGTTGATATATTCCGGCGTAAAAAGATAGATGCTCGACCCATGTCCACACGCGAACGGGCTATGCTGCCCGCCGCGGAACGAGTGAATTCTATTTTTACGGCGAACGTTGAAAAAGCGCAGTTCCTGCAACGCCTCGCCGACATGCTTGACGACTTCCTGGCCGGGAAAAGGCAGGAGATCATACTTCCGGACGGCACGTCAACAACGGTGGGCGTGATGCAGGGGAAGGCCGACTTCATAGCCAAGGCCCGCGCTTTTATGGATGCAGAAGGAATGGCAGCGGATGCGGGAGACAACCGCATTACCAACATTGGCGCTCGTTCCCGTCTGTCTCTGATTTTTGATACGATGACCCGTTGCTGTTACGGGCAGGCCCGCTGGGAAAGCGGCATGACCCCGGAAATGCTCTACTCCTACCCGGCATGGCGATTCGTCCGGCACCCGGGAGCCCGGATGCCCCGCCCGCTACATGTCCTGCATGAAGGCGCCGTCCGCCTCAAGACGGACTTCCAATTTTGGGCCGTTGAGATGAATTCTCCGGCCATTGGGGGCTTCCTGCTGCCCTGGCCGCTCTACGGCTTCAACTCTTGGATGGACATTGAATCCGTTTCCCGCGCCGAGTGCATCCAGGACGGTCTGATCGGCCCCAACTGGACTCCCGGTCCGGTGGACATGTCCCGTTTCGGGGCAACGATGCCGGAACGCCTCATGAACCGCTCTGCCTCCGTTCAAAAGATAAAAGACCCGGCCCTTGCCGCCCGGCTCCGGGAAAGCCTCAAGAAGCGTCTTGGAGTGGATGCCCTGGACAAAGACGGACGGCTTGCCATTCCGGCCCGTGAGCTCTCACAGCGTATGCAGCAACAGGCGGAGCAGGGGAACCCGGTAGACGTATTGCCAGTGCAAATGATGCTCAACATGGACATGGTTTCCAAGGTAGGGGACAAAATCAACATTCCTGCATCCGGCATTAGCGGGAAGGTGCGGGGGGCCGTCAGCAGAGCCTCCCGCTCCATTGATACGGTTCACACGGACGGCCCTCTGCCGCAAGCCCATATTAGACAGACCTCAAGCCCCCAAGTATTGGGGAGTTTCAACCCGTGGGAAAAGGATGCCCCTATAGCCATTTCCAGTGCCGGGAAGCATCCGGATTTGACCGCATGTCACGAAATAGGTCATTATGTTGACCTGTGGGGTCTCGGCAAGGGGCAATGCCATCTTACCCCCGGCATGATTCCCAGCGAGATTGAAGCGGAAAAGCGATCCAAGTATGGTTCCGAGCATTCCCCAGATATGGAGGAACTCATGTCTACCATCATGGAATCTGCAACACTCGTCGCCATCCGGGCAAGAAGCGGCCTATACTACCGTTACCTTGAAAGGCGACGTGAATGTTTTGCTCGTGCCTATGCTCAATTTATTGCCGTGGAATCCCGCGACAAAATCCTTATTAAGCAACTCAACCTCCAACGACAGGAAAGGAATCTCACCCAATGGACAATAAAGGAATTCAAACCCATACGGGACGCTTTCAGAAACTTATTCAGGAAAAAAGGCTGGATGAAGTAAACGAAGAACTCTTCACCCTCATTGACCAAGGGGAACTGACGTGGGATGACGTGTACCTCCATTTCCCCTTTCTGCCCGGCCTTATGAACGATCCCTGCCTTGAGGATGTGTATTACTGCACCCATGCTCCGGAAGATGGGGAAGAACCTCATACACTCGAATGAAGAAAAAATCCATCATCCCGCCGAAGAGAACAGGATGCCCGACCAAATACACGGATGCCCTGGTAGATCGCATTTGTGATCATATCCGGTGCGGGTACAGTTTGAGGAAGGCTGCCGAAAAGGAGGGTGTGCCAGCTTCAACGGTGATGAAATGGGTTCATGAGAACAAGACATTTTCTGAACAGTACGCGCGCGCGTGCGAGGAACGGCTTGCCGCCTTGGAAGACAAGTTGCTTGATCTCGTGGAGAAAGGGCATGAAGTGGCACCGAGGGCGGAAATAGGCGGAACCATGTTGCAGGCGGTCAAGTTGGAAATAGACACACTCAAATGGATGCTTGCCAAGCTGATGCCGAAGAAGTACGGAGACCGTGCGGCGCTGGCTCTGGAAGGTGGAGAAAAAAACGTAGAGGTAACCCATAAACTTCCAGCAGAAGCAATCGTTCCGTTAGTTGCAGCCTTGAGAGAAATATGGTCCGAAGAGGAAGAAAGCTAGGGCCTCCTGTCAGGCCGGAAGATTCCCCCGTCATCTTTGCCGCCGTGGTGCTGGGGGAAACGGGGCTGTACAAATGGCAGATGAAGGCTCTTGAACGTGCCGCCCGCGGCAAGCGCGTTGCCCTGCGTGCAGCCAACGGATCCGGCAAAACGGATAAAGTGATCGGCATCCTTGCTCTGTGGTTCCTGTGGCGTTTCCCCCGTGGGCGCATGCCTATTACGTCCGGCTCATGGCGCCAGGTAAAAAACCAGCTCTGGCCTGCCCTGGAACGGCACCGGAACAACCCATCCCTTGCGGGCTGGAAATGGCTCAAGAATTGCCGCGTGGAAACGCCGGAAGGGGGATTCATCGAAGGCTTTTCCACCAACCACGCCGGGAAGGCGGAAGGCTGGCACGGGCGTGTGACGGACGAATTCAAGGATGAGCGGAAGGGACAGGAGGAAGAAGAGCCCCGCAACGAGGAGAAAGCCCGTCTGTTTGACGTTGACGAGTTTACCGGGGATGATCCTTCTTCCCCCGTGTTTTTCGTGGTGGACGAGGCAAAGACGGTTCCTGATGAAATCTTTGACGCCATTGAACGCTGTACGCTTCAATTCTGCATTTACCTTTCTTCCCCAGGCAAGCCGGAAGGCCAGTTCTACCGCTGTTTCCACGAGGAAAAAGACCTCTTCTGTCCGATGGTGGTAACGGCCTTTGATTGCCCCCATATCTCCCAGGAGCGCATTGACCGCATTCTGGCCCGTGTGGGGGGTAATGAGGATGATTCCTATTACCGTTCCGTCGTGCTGGCGGAATTCACGCTGGAAGGAGATTTGTACATCATTGACCCTGGAAAACTGGAATGGGGTCAGCGGCAGCCCTACGAGCCGCGCAGGGGGCGCCCCGTGGCCTTTCTGGACATTGCCGCGGGCGGGGATGAAACAGTCCTTGCCATCTGCGACGGAAACGAAGCCTGGATTGAATACGCGGAACGACAGCGGGACACGGTGCAGAGTGTCCGCAAGTGCATTGCCACCCTCAAGGGGCTGGGCATTGCGGATTGTAATTTGTGGGTGGACGCTCCGGGCATGGGCCTTGCCGTCATCAGTGATTTCAATGAATTGGACTGGTATCCTAATGAGTTTTTTGGCAACAACCCTCCAGAGGATAAGGACCGCTACATCAACCTTGCCGCGGAATGCTGGAATGACGCCGGCCTTGAACTCATGACGGGTCGGGTGCATATCAAGTCCAAGCTCCCGGACAAGAAGCTTTACACGCAATTGACCACCCGCAAGAAGGAATTCACGGATGATTCCAAGATCCGGAATGAGAAGAAGGACAAGATGAAGGCCCGCAACCTGTCTTCCCCCGACCGGGCGGACGCCTTGCTTGGGGCGATATGGGCTTCTATACGCGGGTTTACAGGAGTTTGGACAGAAAATACAGAGGTTTACACGCCCCCAGGCTCGGAAGACTGGTATCATGACTCCTGGGCAGAGGGTCCTGTCTCCTGCGAAATCTGAAACACATATCCAGTCCCAGTTATTTACGGATTTGAGGATTGCCGCATCATATTTTCATGAGGCAAGCCGCCAACTACAACGTACACGCCACAGAATCCCTGCCGCAGTCTCTTGCGCTGCATTTTATTTCTCCATCCGGCGAGGATGTGGACATCAGCGGCATGACGCTACGCGGCGCGGTGGTACAGGATGGGGTGATCATGCTGGACTGTGCCGTTACGGGGGCGAGTGCGGCATTGGTGACATGGCCGAGGCTGGCCGCCGGATGCGGCGCTTATGATATTTTTCTGACCGACGCATCAGGCAAAGAATACCCCTTGTTGAAGGGAGCCGTGCATGTAGTGTCTCGCGTTACGCCTCCGGATGGAACGGAAGAGGCTGCGGCCGTAGCTGGTGCACTTGATGTCTCCATCCCCGAAACGGAAGACGGCTCCGTGACCATTGTGGAAAATCCGTCCATTGTGGTCGAGGAACTTGTACGACAGGCCGAAGCGGCCCGGGATGAAGCAAAGCGGTTTGTGGAAACGCTGGAAGGCCAGGTGAAAAGCGGGGAATTGGTCAATGAGGCTGTAGCAAATAAATTGCCGGCCGCGCTCAAGGATGCGGGAGTGGAATTGGAAGCCGCGACCGGGCAATCCACCTTGTCCAGCGGAGATGCCGCCGACACCTGGACCATCGTCGGAGGCTACGCGATGACGTGGGGAGACGAGATACTGGCCGGGCATCTGCCCGACAGCTGCCGCCTGACGAGTATTTCAACCGTGTATTTTTTCACCGACCCCGCCCTGAATCAGTATTGCCTGCGGATTTGGCGGCTGACGGACGGAGCTTACAGCCTGATTGGCACCTCCGCCTATGTGTCCAACCTGTCCAGCGGTCAGACGGCCACGTGGGTATTTACGCCGGGCGTTATATTGCAGCGCGGAGACAAAATCATCATCCAGGTGTGCGAGGGGACGGAGATGACGCCCTACGCTCTGGGCATGCACGCTGTCCTGACCCCTTCCGTCCCTGGGCGCGGTCTGGTGACGGAGGTGGCCAACCCGCCCACGGTGAATGGCACGATGGCCCCGCTGATGACCGTGGTGGTGGACTATGACGACGGCATCACCCTGGGAGGGATGGAGCTGGCCACCGCTAGGCAACTGGATAGCTTGGGACGGGATGTGCGGCAATCCTCCGCGATCGCCGAGGCTGCGGCGCGGACGGCTGGCCAGTCCGCCGCTACCGCGTCCACGTCTGCCTCCGATGCCGCAACATCTGCCACCGCTGCGGCCAACGCCGCGACGGCGGCCCAGCAGGCCCTTGAGGCCATGCCGCAGGTGGACGCCTCCGGCAACATGACGCTGGCCGGAGGTCTGACGGCGGCGGGGGCCGTCAACGCCAACGGAGGCATCAATATTCCGCTTGCCGTGGGGGCGGCGACGGATACGGCGGCAGTTAATCGCATGTATGCCGCAGGCATGGCCGGCGTGACGGGCATCCTGACCTCTAATGCTTTCCTCAATACGGATGCCATTACCGCGTCAGGATCTTCGACGGTGACCAAGACGGTTCCCTACCATTTGGCTGGCATTAAGATCCCCAAGGGTACTCATTCGACCATTCAGGCGAAATTTGAGGTGAGCAATCCTCAATGGAATTATTCCAGTTTCGCCGGGTTCTCTTTCCTTTGGCGCGCTACCAATGCCGCAAAGTTGTCTTTTGGTATCGGCCGCGGCACGAAGACGGTTCGTCCCGACCTTTCCATAGATTCTTACAGTATTATCCCGGCAAACGGTTTGGCTTATAATCACGGCGAAATTCTGGATATTACTTTTGATAACGTGAGAAATACGGAACGCAACGGTTATACGGTGCGGGTGCGTGAGATTTTTGCGCTTAATAATACGGATAGCTGGCAGGTTAAGACTACAACCAGCTTTATTCCGGCCAGTCAGAATGAGCCTGTTCCGTGGACAGTCTGCAAGGTTGTCTACCAGCAGAAATCTGTCGCCAGTATTGCCAGGTATGAAGATACGGGCGCGCTCTGGCTCATGCTCACTGGAGGTCAGGGGTATAATCTGTATCAGATTGCCACATGCCGGGGCGTCTCCAATTTTGAGACCGGCGTCGGCATTTCCAGTTGGGTGACTGATGTTGTGAATAATGCGGGTGGCGACGTTTCTGTTTATGCGGGAATCGGAGAGTACACTTATTACCAGCCGGGAGGAATGAACCCGGTTTTCTATAGTTTGGAAGCTGTGGGTGTTAACGCCATTGAATCCGAAGAAACGGCGGGTTTCGAAGATATTAACGTGCCTTTAGAATCATGAATAATGCAGAGATACAAATACAGTTTCCGAAACCCGGCAACTGGCAGGAATTCACCCTGACGGCCATTTACCGGGATTCGGATGGATATACCCGCATAGACCGCTATACGCAGGACGAGATACCAGCGGAACAGACCCCGGCCATAGCCGCCGTAGTTGCTGCGCTGGTGGGATTGGGTGAGGATTGGCAGGCGGTTCAGGTATGGGCGCGGCTGGATCATGTTCTTGCCAGTTGGCCTATTTCGGAGGATGGGCCATTTGAAATGGCGGAGGCCATATCATTGACTGTTGAGGCGGTTAATGAGCAAGGGGGACGCCGAATTTTCACCCCGGCCCAATACCAGGAGTTCACAATCAAGGATCCCGCCGCCGTGGCGTTTTTTAAGCATTTCACTACTAAATAATATGAGCACGAATAAAGAAAAAGTGAGTTGGCTGACTGGTCTCCTGACCGGTTGGGGTATTAAAGAGAGTTGGGCAAAAGTCATTGCCGGAGCTGTGATTGGGGCCCTGGTTGCCGCGGGGATTCTGACGCAACCCGGCTGCGGGCACTCCATTGATGTGACGCCGGGCCGCACGGAGGTATGCAAGGACGGCTCCTGCCTCGTCATTGAGCAGGGGCATATCTCCTATTCCCAGGCACAGCCGGAAACGGACGTACCGCCCGTCGTGCAATCCCTGAAAAAGTAAGGCCATGTGCAAACCCCTCAAGGAATATCTGGGAGTGATCCGCGATTATACGCGTGAGATCGTCACTTTCGGCGGTTTTGTGATAGCCGTGTTCATCTACCTGGATTTCCGCGAGGTGGTGAAGGAGCAGGCTACCAACGCGGCCCATACGGCGGAGATCCTGCGGACGATGGATACCCGTCTCCAGCATTTGGAGAATTACCACCAGCAACAGCTTAAACAGCGAGATTAACTCCAACTGTAAAGTTTTTCTTACCAGTTCTAACCAATTCTAACAGAAATAATTGATAACGATGAATACTACAGAAAGAAAGATGGCCGCGGCTATCCTCCGGTTTGAAGACAGCCGCGTTACCGGGCCGGATTCCCTGCGCGTTTCCCGCCTTCCCGCCGCCGACAAGGGCGGCAAGTGGGAGATTTGCGGCATTTGCGACGGCATTGAACCGGACGTGTTTAACAGATTGAAGGCCCTGCTGGATGCCGGAAGGCGTGAAGAGGCCTGGGAGGGATGTCTCCAGTACGTCCTGGACAATACCGCCGCCGTGCGTTCCTGGCTGGGTTCCGACGCTTTTCCGGCCACGGAGTTTATGTTGCGGGACCATTTTTTCAATTCCGGGAGCAGGAATACCGGGAAGATTTTGCAGCGCGCGCTGAATGTCCACGGCGCCGGGCTTGTGGTGGACGGGATTGTCGGCCCCAGAACCCGGCAGGAGTTGCAGGACCAGCTGGTCGCCACGGGTGAAGCGGTGTTCCTTATCTCTCTGCAGGAGAAGCGTCAGGCGTTTTACCGCTCGTGCAAGCAGTTCCCGACCTTCGGGCGTGGCTGGCTGAACCGCTGCGACGATGCGTTCAGCGTGGCACAGGAGCTTGTTTAATTTTTACATCACTCCCCCTATGAGCAAGAAACCCCGCAGCCAAAAGGCCGCCAGGAAAACCAAGACTGCCGACATTGAGATTTTCGAAGATCGTTCCCCTCAGGAAAGAGGATATCTTGGTTTTTACACCAGCATCACGCCCAGGGTGCTGAAAAATGCCCGCGAGAGCATCCAGACGGGCAATATGCTCGACTTGGAACGCGTGTTTCGTTCGATGAAAATCGAATGGCCTCGGTTGCGGGGAAACCTGCGGAAGCTCCGCGAAAAGGTTCAGGCATTGGAAATTACCGTGTCCCCCTGGGCCGAGAAAGGCAAAAAGCCGACACCAATGGCCAGCCGGCATGCGGATTTGGTGGAATCCGCCCTGTATTGCTGCCGGATTGAACAGGGGAAATGGGAACTGGATCTGAACGGATTGATTGGGGCCTTGGCGGAAGCTCCGGAACGCGGAGTGGGTGTGCTGGAAATCATGTGGAACCCTGGCCATATCCGGGCGCCCCGCGCCTATTGTCCCATTCCTTCCACATTTTACAAATGGTCCAGCTACCCGGCTCAAATCGACCGTCTTGTACTATGTCCGGACGGAGTAGGGTGCGGTCCCGAAATGGAATTCCCTCCCAACAAATTCATTGCCTCCCTCAACTGTGACGGGCTTGACCATCCTATCTACGGCGCCAACCTTCTGGCCCTGGTCGGTTGGTTCGGCGCGGCCAAATTCGGCTTGTCCTGGTTCATGGAATTCTGCCAGATATTCGGATCTCCTCTGCGTCATGGAAAAGCATCGGGAACCCTGGCGCAGAAGAAGCTATTTGACCAGATGGTGAAATTCGGACAAACGGGCATCCTTGTAACGGACCCGGATGCAGACGTGCAATTTCATGATGCCGTAAAAGGAGGCAACCAGCTTCCGCACCTGAACATGCTCGAAGAGGCCAACAAGGCATGCGACATTCTGATTTTGGGTCAAACCCTCACCAGTTCCGTTTCCAGCACAGGCGGCAACCGTGCGTTGGGTGAGGTCCATGAAAACACGGAAAACCAGGTTGTCCTTGCCCGCGGGAAATACGTTGCCGGCGTCCTCAACCAGCAGCTTGTCCCGGCCATCCTGGAACTTAACCTGGGAAGATGCCCGGAACATCTGCCCTTCATCTCTTTTAAGGATCCGTCCTCCGGTATGAGTGAAGCAAAACTGGGGTGGGTGGAAAGGGCAACCAGAATTGTTCCCGTCGCTGAAGAACAGGTTTACGACTGGCTTGATATCCCCATGCCTGAAGAAGGGGCGAAACTCTACCAGCCGCCATCTTTTGGGGGATTCGGGCCGGAAACGGGAGAAGTGGATGACCTGGACCGGGAATCCCTGGTTCATGCGGCGCGTAAAAAAAAACGCTGAAGCACATTGACGAGGTCAACCGGATTGCGGCCCGTATCGGGCGCCAGACGGACCAGGCGGCCCATGAACTGACCTCCGGTGTTGCCGGATTCATGGAAGACCTGATTGCCGCCGTAGAAGCCGGGGAAGACCTGGAAACAGTCATCCGGTCCGCCCGTAGGCAGGTGCCGTCCCTGTGGGACAAAATAGATACCTCCAAGCTGGAAGAGCGGCTGGTCAAGGTCCAGCATGCCGCGCTGGAAGCCGGCTGGAACTCCATGCGCGAATCCAAAAAGGCCAACGGGAAAGGATGACGGGCCATGAACATTGAAATTGATATGAGCGGCTTTGATGCCGCACTTGACGATGCCATGAAGGTAGCCTCCCCGGAAACGCTGGAAGCTGCGAACCGGGAAAGCGGCGAATATCTGCGGGACTATCTGGCTTCCTGGTACGACGGCAAAGGGCGGGAACACTGGATCAACAATTCTCTTCCTACGCATGGCCCGGGACGCATGGCGACAGGCTGGTTTTCCAATATTGCCCGTAAATGGTTCCTTTCCTCTGCGGATGCTTCCGGAGCGGTTATCTCCAATCCCGACGAGGACGGATCCCTGCGGCATAAAATAAAGGGAGGGACAATTACGTCCAAAAATTCCGGGGCGTTGACCATTCCCCTTGTTCCGGAGGCCCACGGGCGCCGGGCTGCCGATTACCAATCCGAAATCGGGGAATTGTTCACCATCCCCAACAAAAACGCCCTGTTTGAAGCCGTGGACGGCGGGGGAGTGCGTGCGGTGTATGCCCTGCGCCAATCCATCACACAGGACCCCTGGCCGGACGCCATCCCGACCGGCGAAGAACTGATCAGCGCCTATGGCGTCAAGCTCATGGACGTTCTGGCGGCGTCTCTTGATGCCTGAAACACATATCCAGCCCCGGCTATTTACGCTTTTCCGTTTCATGCCATGCTTGGGGCATGGATTTTGAATTCAACGTTCCTCTTGCGTTTGGCGACGCTCCGGCCTGTATCGTGTACATGCCGGAGGGGGATCATTTCATCAATGCATCCATTGGAGGACGGCAGAAAGTGATTGTGGACCGCTCCTGCCTGGAGGCTTTGCAGCGGGATCTTGCGTTGAAGCTCACTCAAAACGTGCGGCCCGTCTGCTACTTTGACCACAAGACGGGACCCGCCTCCTTTATTCCTGCTTCCTTTGACTACATGGATGGCGTGGGCGTCATCCTCAAGGGGGAATGGACGGAAAGCGGCAGGAAAGCGGTGCTGGGGCGTGACTACAGCTATTTTTCTCCGGCATTCAAGCTCAACACGGCAACCTGCCGCCCCATAGGACTTGAACCGGATGACATTGAGGTTGGCTCTCTGGTGAATGACCCGGCCTTTGAGAATATTGCCCGCATTGCGGCCGGTAAGGCCAGACTTGAGAATTTCACGGTTCTTGAACCGGACATGCTTTTGAATAGCGGCGGAGAGGATACCGGTGCTGTTCATGACCAAACAAATAACACAAATACAACAATGTACGAACTACTGGTTAAATGCGGCGTCCTCACCAAAGAGGAAGCCGCATCTGATAAGGCCGGCAAGATCGCAGAGGACAAAATCAACAACCTGAAGAAGAAATCTGAGGGAGTCGAGCAGTCCAAAACGGAACTTGAAGCGGCCCGAAAAGAGGCGGAAGACGCCAAAAAAGAAGCAGCCACCTGCAAGGCGGCCAAGGCCAGGCTGGATGAAACCGAAGCCAAACTGAAAGCGGCGGAAGCCGAGCTTGCCGAGGTGAAAGCCTCCAAGGCGGCTCTTATCGACGCGGAAATTGAAGCCGCCATCAAGGCCGGCAAGATTGCTCCGGAAGATGAAGATGCCAAAGAGGCCTTGAAGACCGCTCTAACGGCCAATATCAAGGCCGGCAAAGCTCTGATCGCCTCCATAAATCCGAATCCTGCTTTTACGACGGTGGTCGCCGGAAAGGCCAATAACGGCAACGGCGGGAATGAGCCTACCGGACGTGACCGCATCATTGAAAACATCAACAAGGAAAAGAACTAAGCCATGTCATTTTTGACTCTACTGGACATTCAGAAACGCAATGGTTCGGAATCCGACATCGGATTGATCGAAGAAGTGGGGCGCTCCGCCCCGGAAGTAACGCAGCTTGCTTCCGTCGTGGGCTCCAAAACCATCGTCAAAACCTATGTACGCACCGGCATTCCCCGAGCCCGGTTCCGCCCGGCCAATGCACCCATCGGTTACACGTCCTGCACTTACGAATCAAGGAACGTGGAACTGTTTCCCATTTCCTCCATCGTTTTTGTGGATCATATTACGTTGGAAAGCTCTGACGACGGGGAAGCCGCCGTCCTGGCTGATGAAGCTTCCGGGATTACGGAGGGGGTTCTTCTTTCCCTGGGAGCCCAGGGTTTTTACGGAAAGAAAATCGACAAGAACGGTTTTCCCGGACTTCCCGATTTCATCGACGATACGATGATCATCAGCGCAGACAGCTCCAAGGCCGCCGACAATTACGACGGGACGTCCGTATTTGCCGTTGTGGAGGGTCCTAAAGGCGTGCATTGGCGCTGGGGGCGCGACAAGGGAATTACTCTTGGCACGTTCAAGGATGCGCTTATTCCCGGCAAGGATCCGGAAACGGGCGAGCCGGGTGCCATTCCCGGCAAGGTTGCCGATTTGACCGCCTTTGTCGCCCTGGTCAACAACTCCAAGCTGTCCGCCGCACGTCTGAAGAATATCGGCACGGCAGAAGGAACGACGCTGGATGACGATAAATTGGCGGAACTGCTGGCTTTGTTCCCGGCAGGCGTCCGCGTGACGAAATTCATCATGAACCGCATGGCCTTGGAGCAGCTCCGCAAGAGCCGCAGGGTGGTGAGCGTTTCCGTGGACGGCGGCAAGGCGGGAGGGGATTCCTCCGGATCCGCCCCGATTCCGACCCACGCCCACGGCATCCCGATTTTGGTGACGGACTCCATCGTCAACAACGAAAGCGACCTGTCCTCCATCACGGGCATTTCCTACTGGGGCAAGCATGCGCCGAAGAAAGTGAGCAACAAAAAGAACCAATAAGACGGAAAGGAACCTTAGACAGTGAATCCTATCAGACACACCCGCAAGGACGAATTGCTGACGGCCCGGATGAACATGCCGGGCACGGGCAAGACGGCCTATTCCGAAGTGCTGGATGCGGGTCAGACGGGCGGCATTGATGAAATGTCCATCGTCATTGAGCACGAAGACCTTCCGGCTCTGGCTGCCGGAAAGAAGATCACGCTGACCCTGGAAGCCTCCGGGGACGGCGATAGCTGGGCCGAGGTGCCGGGGTTCTCCCTGGCCCCCACGGCGGGAGAAGAAGCGGGAGCTCTTGCGAACGGCATCGCCGGACGGGCTCCCTATGGCATGGGACGCTACATCCGGCTCAAGGCTGTGGCAGACACCGCCAGCGGCGACAATACCGCCGCCAAATGTGAACTCTCCATCCGCGTGTAATCGTCATGGCGCTGGTCCAGATCACGGAAAACACCCTGCGGGCCTTCCTGGCGGACGCCGAAATCGCGGCGTTTGACTCGGCAGGAGCGGAAGGGGATTCCCCGGACCGGGCCGGCGCCCTGATCAGGACGACGTGCAACCTTGTCGCCGGAATCGTTAATTCTTCCGGGAAATATCCCGTCCTGGCAACAGGTCAGGACAGAGTGCCGGAAGAACTGGAACACCCGACGCTTGTCTGGATCCGTCACGCCATGCTGGCCGACTTGCCCGACATGGGCGATCTGGAAGGATCCCCCCGCGCCAAGCAGTACAGCACGGCCGGCGAGATTTTCCGGGCCGTCCGGGAGGGCAGGTTTTATCTTGCCCCCTACGATTCGGAAAGTGACGGCGCAGAGGTGTACGGAGCCGGACAGCCCTATCAGAACTGGTGTGAACTATGAGCGCTTTACCTGCAAGCCCGCGCATCGCCGCGGGGGAAAAAATCTATCGGAAGATCGTTGCCCTGTGTGCCCGTTACAACGGCGGGGAGGATCCCGGCATTGTCATGCGCGGCTGGGACGCCGACCTGAAAACCCTGATTACTCAAAAGCTGTCCAGGCTGGGAATCTGCGTGCTGGTATGTGCTCCTAAACGAAAACCCCTGCAGGAACAGGGCGGCCCGAATGCCGTCATTCTGACGACCAAAATCGTCATTGAAAGCAATCCCCTCCTGAAAAAATCCGACGCAACCGCCGTCCTCGGCTGGGATGCGGACGATCTGTCCGACCTGCTCGCCATCGGGCTTGACGGGCATCGGGAACCGGGCTGGCTCACCTGCATGAAGCTCAAAGTCACAGGCACGGAGTCAAGCCGGGTGCAGATGGCCAACAAGGCTGTTACGCTCACCCTTGAACAAACCACCATATTGAAACATGGCAACTAAACCCACCACCGCCGCGGCCCAGGAGGCCGCTACTGCTCCGGCTCCCCGCATCGTCAAATGCCGGGTGGCCGTCAACAAGCTGGAACTCCCTCACGGCATCGCCGCGCGGGGAAAAATCGTCCACATCCCGGAAGACGTGTACAAAGTCCACGCCGACGCCGGGAGAGTGACCTTTATTGACTACGTAAGAAGCTAACATCCATGTCAGAACTCTACAACAAGGAAATGCTGGTCGGCACCTTTCTCGACCTGTGCCCGTTCGGAACGACAGTCACGGCCGGAAGCGGCACGGACACGGTGGACGAGCAATTCAAGCCGGCGAAGGACTCCGACGCCTGGATGATGGCCAACGAAGTCATCGACTACAAAATCACGCCGACCACGGAAGACGACGCCCGCACGGTATTTTCCCGCGACACGACCTCCTATGTGACGCGGAAGAACACCAAAGTGACGGGCAATACCATCGAAATCAATTCGACGGAAATCAACCCGGTCTGCTGGCAGGTGATTTACCAGTGCGACAGGCTGGAAGCCGGAAAGGAAGTGCAGCCCTTTTCCCGGAACATCTACGGGCAAAAGGTATGGGCGCGCCTCACCAAATACCAGGAAGACAAAAAAGAAATGATGGTCCTGGAAGTCGCGGCGCTGCTCAAGGTGGAAATCCCCACGGAAAACAACAAGCTGATCACGCCGAAATTGACGCTTGAAGTGATCCCGTCCTCCCTGAATTCCCTGACGCCCACGGAAGAAATCGCCTTCCCGGCCTCCGACGGGGCATGACAGCCGGGGCCGCCCCTCTGTTTGCATGGGGAGGGGCGGCCAGTCGCACTCCGCAAGGTGTGCGTGGATTGACCCCCCCCCACCATTATTGAGACATGGACACGACCGTCTCTCCCTTTTCCATTACCTTTGACGGGCGCCCCGTCGTGCGCACCGGGGAATTCCTGCTCGACTCCCTGCCGGAACACGCTTTCCCGGTGCAGTTCAGCACGTCCGCCACGCCGATCATCAACAGCCCGTTCCCCAGGCTGGACGCATTCGGCAACCTGTCCCTGTCCTTCACCATCTCCACCGTGCGGGAATGCGCCTCCCACATGGACGCGTGGGGCGCCTTTTACGAATGGCTCAACGAATGGAAAACGGCGGGGAAGGGGGAATGGGTCTGGACCGACGCCTGCGGCCGTGAACAGTGCTTTGAAGCCGTCATCGCCGACGCCGAGCCGAAGGTTCAGGGCCTGCGCCTTATCGTCTCCTACAACTTCACCCTCGGCCGCCCCCTGTGAAAACCCTTGACGTATCTTCCGCCGACTTTCTGGACATGGCCGAAAGCCCGTCCTACAACCGGCTCTCCTTCGGGGGAGCCTCCGTCTCCTTCCGCGCGCCGGTCTCCCGGTTTGCCTCCTGCCCGTTTGAAGAAGGGGAAATAGTGAAAGTCGTCTGGCGCGGGAAAACCCTGCTCATCGGACCGGTCATCGACCTGGAACACTCCCTTGAAGGAACCTCCGAGAGCTGGGACATCAGGATTTGCGATTACTGGTGGAACCTGAGCAACATCCAGTACTTTGTGAACGGCCGCGCCAACGGCATCTTTGCCGAATACCGCCAGGGCACAGGCGGAAGCGGACAGGAAAAACAGGCGACCGCGAACATCCGGGACGCCCTCTCCGGAGTTCTGGACCACGCCGTCAGCACGGCTCTGATCCCCATCAAATACGACCTCCGGATCGACAAGGATGCCGAAATCATTCCGTTTGCCTACGCGTCGGAAACGTATGCCTCCCTGCTTTCCCAGATCCAGCAATGGCGCCCCAATATGGCCGCGTGGTTTGAATACGGCGCGGACGACTCCGCCACGCTGGTCATTGCCGACCATGCCCATTTGCCGGATGTCGTGCTCGACCTGTCCGCCGTGGACGTAAGCGCCCTGTCCCTCAAGGCGCGTCCCGATCTGGTGCCTCCGGCCGTGGGGCTGACCTGCAACGCCTCCGTTATTTCCCGGGTTCAGCGCGCGCTGGCCGTCTATCCCTCAGGCGCCTCCCTGTCCCAGCCCTATGTGGTGACGGCGGAAGTGGACGTTCCGGGCGGCGTCAAGGTCTCCGACACTGCCGGGCAATACAGCCCTGTGGAAACGGACTCGCTGGGTTACGACGCCCCGCGGATGATTGTCCGGGGAGACAAATTCCCGACCGGCACGGCCCAGTGGGCGGCCCGCGTCAAACGCTGGGCTCCGGCCCTGGAGGATTGCGCCGGCCTGGAAGTGGCGGCCAGTCCGAAAATCACGTCCATCACGCCTGCTGACGCGGAACACCGGGGATACAGCAGCGCGGCCGTCACCCACGAACTGACCAGAGGCCAGATCAACGGAAAGAGCGCGAGAATCAAATGGGGCAAGGTCCGGGTGGATTTGCGGGTGCGGGCGACGGAGCCCCCCGACACGGTGAAGCAATATTTTCCGGAATACGGCGGAAAATCCGGAACCGGGGACCGCTGGATCGGAACATTGACGTTTGAAGTGACCACGACGAATGTCGGCTACGCATCCTACCGGGTGGACAGGGCAGGGACGGTGGAAAGTGTGTCCGACGACGGCGGAGGCCCCGGAGACGACGAAACATCGGGCAGCTACGACACCTCCGCACTGTATAAAAATTTCCTGAAATCCTACTACGAAGCCACCCGCGCGCTGCTCTATGACGGATCCGCGACCGTCCACGACGACTTTGACCAGGTCTGCGGGGGGCGCCTCTCCATCACGGGAGGGTTGAAAGAATGGGAAGCCATGCGGTCCGTCATCCAGGAAATATCCCTCGACCTTAAAACGGGAGTTTCCGACGTGACGGTGGGGGCCCCGGAACAGATCTCCCTGCAGGACTCCATCGACCGGAGCCGGCAGCTTGCCGAGGCGCTGCGCCGGACGGCCTGGGCGGACTCGTCCACGTCCGCCGGGGGCGGTTCTTCGGGCGGAGGATCCGGCAGCGGAGGCGGAGGCTCTTCCGGAGCGGACGATGAAGTCCCGGAGCTTCCCAGCGTCGGGCCGTCCGTAAAACTGCTGCAGGCCCAGGAGCCTCCCGCGTGGGGAACCAGCGCCGTCGAGGTGGGATTCCAATGCCGCCTGTCTTACGGGAGCGACGGCAAGGTGTCCGACGCCTACATCCGCCAGGGGAAGGCTATCTATGCCGGCAACTATATCGGGGGGCTGCTTCCGGAGGGGGCCGGCTCCGGGGGATGGGTGAAAAGCCCCGTCACCTCCGGGGAAATCTGGCTCAAGATCCAGTTGGACAAGGACGCGAAATACCTCGGATCCTCTCTGTCCGCCGCGGGCGGCGTTTCCGACCCCGTCAGGCTCGTGGATAAAGACCGGGAAACCCCTTATGAATATTATTTCCATCTGGCCACCATCGACGGCAACAAGGTGGTGCAGCATCAGGCGGGCACGGTTTATCTCCAAATCCACCCGGGAACCTTCGGCCCCTCCGGAATGTCATGATCAGGATATACACCTTCACCTATGACGGAGACGCGCAGGAAGCCGTGGCCTGCGTCCGGTGCGCCAGGACGGCTCTTCCGGAGGCGGTAGTTACGGTGGTGGACGACAGCGCCGCCCCGGTGCCCCCGGAGGCCAGGAGGGCTCTTGTAGCGTATGGGGCGCGGTATCGCCAGAGCTCTTTCCCCCGCTGCGGCAACCTGCGCGGCCCGGAGTGCGTCCGGGGAATTATTGCCACGCTGTCCAAGGGGGCGGAGGATGGCGATACCATCGTCAAGATTGACTCCGACACGGCGCTTCTGTCGGGCGGATGGGTCCGCGATATGCAGCATAACGGTCTTGCGCTGCACGCCTCCGGATACCGGGTCCCCCGGAACCCGTCCGAACGGTCCGCCTACGGAAATTGCTACGCCCTGAGCGGCCGGGCGGCCAGGATGGCCGCCGAAGCGCTGGAATGCGCCGCTATCCCCCCGCTCGCCCCGGAAGACCTCACCATCTGCCGGGCCGTCATGGATGTCTGCGGCCGGGAGCGTGTCCGGCTTGACGAGCCGTGGACGCCCCGGAACCGGGCCGGGCGGTGGTCCTGGTGGAACTGGGACAGCCGGACGGCGAATCCGGAGGACTATGCCCGCAGCTATGACGTGGTGAGCGTCGGCAATCCCCTGCCTCCCCACGTTCCCAAAAGCGCCCGCCGGGAAGTCATGCTCGCTCTGTGCGACGCCCGTTTGAATCCATGAATGCCCCGGCAATCACGATATGCCCCCCTTCAACTACCCGCTGAAACAACAACAGCCAACCAAATAAAACCAATCAATAAAACCATGTCAGACAGAGACTTGAACATCAACATCAGAACGACCGCCGATACCTCCGGCGCCGACCAGACAACGGAAGCCATCAACAAGACCAGGGAAGCCGCCCAAGAAGCCGGCGGAAGCGCGGACGCCATCAACCAGGTAACCGACGCCCTGAACAACGTCAAAACGGTCGCTGAAGAAACCGGCGCCGCCATGAAGGACGGCATGGGGGCGGAATATGAACAAGCCCTGGAAAACGCCAATTCCAAACTTGACCAATACGCCGACGCCCTGACCGCCGCCGGCTCCCGGATGAAAGCCGCCTTCAACGACAACCCGGGATTGACCGGGTTTATTGACGAAGTCACCAACGCCGTGCTGACCTCCGAGGAATTCAGGAAGAAGCTGGAACAGGTGGATGACGTCTTTGAAGTCCTCAACAACAAAATGTCTGATTTGGATCTCGGGGCGAAATGGGGAGATGACCTTGACGAAAACCTTCAACAAATCATCGACGGCTACAACAAGGAAATGGACGCGGCCGGCAAGGCCGCGGAAAAGGCGGAAGCCGCGGAGGCCCGGAAGCAGCAGGCCGCCGCCGCCACGGTGGAACGGCTGGAAGCCAACAACCGCCGCGCCACTGCCACCTATGAAGAACTGCGGGCCGAACTGGAATCCTACATTGCCAAACTGGAAGAAGCCCGGAAGGCCGGGGACAACGTGGCCCAGGCGGACGCCCTGAAGAATATCCAGGACCTGGGACGGCGCATCAAGACGGCCGGGGATGCCGGACAACTCACTTCCACGCAGGTCAAGGGGCTGGCGGGGCAGATTACCCTTGCGGCAACGCGCATCCTGGGCATGTCCAGCGCCCTCCGCGGGGCGATCCCGTTCATCCGCCTGTTCGGAACGACCGTCAAGACGGCGATGGGGCCGCTGGGCTGGGCTATGCTGCTGATCCAGGGGCTGACCGCCGGCATTACCGCCCTGATTGACCACTTCAAGACCAAAAGCGACGAACTTGACAAGGCCGCCGAGAAGGCAAAGAGGAAGCATGATGAAATCAACCAGTATTTGAGGGATGCTGAAAAAGGCCGTCTTGCGCTTGTCCAGAAAACGAAACAGGAAGAAGCGGCCCACGTCATCAACCGGGAGTATGAACAACATATTAAAAACATTACTTATGAATATGAGAAACAGACCCGGGAAATTGAATATCAGCTCACCCTACGCAAAATGGAGATTGCCGAGAAGCAGGGGGCGGACACTTGGAAAAACAAGATGCAGCGTTTGGAAGTGGAAGAACAGTACCAGGACGGGAAAATCGGCAAGCATGAAAGAAAGTACAGGCTTTTGCTTCTGGATCAGGAGCTTGAAAGGATAACGGAGCGGGCCAGGATTCAAACGGCCCATGAAGAAGACCTTGCCTTGGCTGACAAGCAGGGGGATGCGGAAGGGAAAAGAAATACAGCTTTAGGTGAAGCTTCACGCCTGCAAAATGTAAAAATGTCTCTTCCAACTGTAGAAGAAATGTCAAGATTATTTAGGTTAGAAAGTAGTGAACTGCCTTATATAATTAAAGAGATAAAAGGTAAAAAAGAAGCTATAAAATCTTTTACAGATTTGGGTGGTTACGAAGACTTTGTTAAACAACTCCGTAGTGAGCTTTCAGAACTTGAAATACAAAAATATAATATTTCGGGAATGATTGAAAAAATAAAATCTATTTTTAATGAAGAAAGTATTTCTTTTCAACTGTCTTATGGATTGGATAAAAGTGGGAAGCCTATTACTGATGAACAAAGAACCGAAGAATATAAAATATCCCTTGAAAAGATCGGAACCCGGCAACAAACAGCCGTAGAAGAGGCCGGAAAACATCAGGAAGAATTAAATGGTATTTTGAAAGAACGTGTTATTGTTCAAAAAGGAATTTTACGACTTGAAACGGAAGAAGCGAGAAATGAACAAGCTCGAAAGAAAGAATCTAGAGTTGGGGAAAAGGAATGGAAAAATGATGATAAAAAAGAAGAGCAAAAAGCAGAAAAGAAACTCGAACGGGAGAGAAAACAGGAGCTTAAAAGGCTTCAACAGGAACAGAAGCGGGAAACTGATAAGGCTATTAAAACTTTTGTGGAAGGCTTTACCATCAACGCCGGCAAGAGCGCTACTCCACATCAAACCTCTTTAGTCCACAAGGCTATTGACGGCATTAGAAAAGATATAGAACGCGCCGCGGCCGACGGACACATTGACCCGGAAGAGCTACAGAATTTAAACAAGCTTTTTGTGGGAAAATTAACGGAACTTGGAGTTGCATCAAGACAAGTTCTTCAGGGTCTGAAGCAGATGTTTGAAAGCAATATCGGAGCTATCAACAAGGAAATAACAGAAATAAAAAGGACGCAGAGAATGCAACTTAGCAGGGAAAGGTTGAGAAGATGATAGGTAACGTCTTAATTCCCACTTCTAGTCATAAACAAAGAAGTCGACTTGCAGAATTTGCGATTAGAAAACTTTGTGATTTTTTTCTTTTTATTATCATTATCGCGATTATCATACAGTTATGAAGTATTACCTTGCTACACCGGAAGGAAAAACAGAAGGTCCTTTTCATCCAGAGACGTTAGAGGTTTTGGCTCGACGTAAGAGTATCACTTTTGAGACCCTTATATGCAGGGAGGGGGGAAATGAATGGATAAAGTATGGGGAGTTTCTTTCCTCCGCAACTCACGAAAAGTCAAATTCCTCTAAAATGAATATTTGTGCTGAATCAGAAAGAACCCGGAGAAACAACTATTCAGCAAGCGGAGTATCCGAAGCGTTCCGGTGGGTGGGTATCGTTTGCTTTGTACTGGCTATAATTATTCCTCTTATACTTTTGTCCTCAGGGAGCGACCAGAGCATTTTCGCTGCTTCCATTTTCCTTGTGCTTGCCCTATCTGGGCTGGGATGGATTGGAGTTGCTCATATTATTTCCCTTTTAGAACAGATTGCCGAGAATACGAGGAAGAAATGAGTTGTAGGATCATGAAATAGGTACCATGACTTTTACACATACTGGTTGCGGAAATGACACTAAGTGTTATTTTTTTCTCATGGTAGATGCTGCCATCTTTAGTATAGATCGAAATTACCAGATTGAAAACCATAAAAAGATAAAATGATGAATAACGACGATCAAATAACTATCTTGCAAAGCCATTTTGATTCCATTGTCCGCACGGATTCGGAAGCGTCAGTAGAATTCTGGTACGCTCGCGATCTACAACCCTATTTGGGGTACAAAGAATGGCGTAACTTTGAAACTGCGATTGATAGAGCGAAACAATCATGCAAAACGTCTGGCTTTCAATGTTCCGATCATTTTGTTGAAGTCAACAAAATGATCGTCGTAGGGAAGGGCGGGCAACGGGAAGTGTTAGATTATAAACTCACCCGTTATGCCTGCTACCTCATTGCACAAAACGGCGATCCGTCCAAAAAGGAAATAGCTTTTGCGCAGTGCTATTTTGCGGTTCAAACAAGGCGGCAAGAATTGATTCAAGACCGTATGAACCTGCTGACGCGTCTTGAAGCAAGGGAAAAGCTCAAGGAATCCGAAAAACGGCTATCCCAAAATATTTATGAACGAGGGGTAGATGATGCAGGCTTTGGACGCATTAGGGCTAAAGGTGACCAGGCTCTTTTTGGAGGAAAAACAACAAGTCAGATGAAAAACCAGTTGGCAATGCCTCAGAATCGACCTTTGGCAGATTTCCTTCCTTCTGTAACCATTGCGGCAAAGAGTCTGGCTACTGAAATGACTAACTACAATGTAGAAGCAAATGATCTCCAAGGAGAACCAAACATTACACGTGAACACATACAAAACAACAAGGGAGTTCGTGAAATGTTGGTGGGACGTGGAATCCATCCAGAGAAACTCCCCCCTGAAGAAGATATCAAGAAGTTGGAAAGACGTGTCAAATCAGATGAAAAGCGAATAGAACAATCATCCAGGCTATCCATAGAAAAAAAGAATTGTTCCCGGACAAAGACGAAATCGGAAAATCATGAATCAAAATGAAATAAAACGTCTTGCCCGTCCTTACGCAAGGCTTATCAGATGGAGCGACGAGGATGAATGCTTTGTTGGTTCCCTGCCTGAATTTGATGGAGATTGCACCCATGGAAGCACTGTGGAGGAAGTAGCTCGAAATCTGGATGAGTGTGCGGAATTATATGTGGAAGACTGCCTGACGGATGGAACTCCCCTGCCTGAACCCCGGGCAGCGGTCATCGTACCCGGCAAGTCCCGCGCATGGGCCAATGAAAACGCCATCGCCCAGCTTCGTCAGTCCCGGGGCGTCACACAGAAAGATTTTGCGCGGCTGCTGGGAGTGAGTCTTTCAACGCTGATTAAATGGGAAAGTGGTCAGCGGCGGCCCAGTGGTTCTTCTGCCCGCCTTCTGGAGCTTGTCAGCAAGCATCCCGAACTTCTCCAAGCCTGATAAACTTGGAACGCCACTTCCATACAAAAAGAAATACGAGAAACGATAATAAACGGGCATAAATCTTCACGTTTAAAATTCTCTGTGGCGTAATATTGGCGTAATGATAAAAATGTAATATTATAATAATAAATATATTATGCGTATTTATTAGTTCTCTGTTAATCACTAGGTCGTTGGTTCGAGCCCAACCGGGGGAGCCACTAATTTTCTAAACCCTGTAATTTTAATGGATTACAGGGCTTCTTTTTTGTCTGTTTTGAGGCTGGAAAGGTGAAAAACCGCGGAAAAACAACCATAAGTGCTGACTAAATGTCATTTTTTGATTCCGTTCTGGCATGAAATTGGCGTTTCGGGGAAAATCATAAAACGCCTAAAGTCTAATCTGGCGGCATGATTAAGGCGTGTACCGGCATATTCATGTTTGGACAGCATCCCGGATTGCAAAAAGGGAAACACGGTTGTTTTTCCTTCAGGAGGGAAATGATGGATGTATCGTCTGCCTGGAAGATGCGGTTCCGGAAAGAGTATTGGGGGAAAGATGTTGGAACCGGAAAATGGCTCTGAGCCGTACATTTTTTTCGTTCACGCTAATTTTAAGCAAGTTATGATTGCTGTGTCTCCGATTCTGAAACCGTGTATTCCAACGTAGCGTCTTGAATGCTGCACATAGCGCAGATGTTGCGGAGAAGGAAAGGAGGTCATGGCGCAATGCATAAGGCATTTCTGGAATGGTGTTGCTCGCTAAAAAGCGCAGGTATTTTGAGAAGGAGGGTGATGACAATAAAATTACTGAAATAATTGCAGTAAAAACATTGACCCGCCGCAATAATTCAGTAGGTTGGTATTGTTGACGGAAAATAACGGACGATAAGCTGCTGCGCATTTGAAAACATGAAAAAACATGATGTTGCTTATTTATGCAGAAATGAAGGCGTTGCAACCCTGTTTGAAAGAACAGGGGATATCCCTATGAGCTGCAAGCTGCAAGAGTGGTTTCAGGGAAAATGCATGGCTTCCGGCGATCATATCCGGGCCGACGTGTTCCCGTCCGGCAGGGGGCTGGCGGCGGATGGCGAAAGACAGGCTTTGGAAAAGTTGTGAAAACATATCTGGATAAAAATGTTTATGAGGCGGCTTTAGAACGCATAGCCTATTGTTTCCAAGAGTTTGACAATGTCCTGGTGTCTTTTTCGGGCGGCAAGGACAGCGGCGTCATGCTTAATCTCTGCTATCGTTACGCCGCCGAACAGGGCCTTCTGGATAAGCTGTCCATGTATCACCTTGATTATGAGGCCCAATATCAGATGACGACCGAGTATGTCACCAGAACATTTCTGGAGCAATTCCCCGGCATTCGTAAGATGTGGTACTGTGTACCGATCAGGGCCCAGTCCGCATGCTCCCTGGGGGAACCTTACTGGACGCCGTGGAGCGCCGCCCAGAAAAAACTGTGGGTGCGACCCATGCCGGAAAATCCCTATGTAATCAATGAAAAGAATCTGGACGTCCCGTTCCGGCACGGTATGGTGGACTATGAATTCCAGGATAAGCTTTCACGCCATTTTGCCAAAAAACACGGAAGTACTGCCGTCATGGTAGGGCTGCGGGCGGATGAAAGCCTCAACAGATACGCCGCCGTTGCCCGCGGCAATAAAAGGACGTCTTATGAGGGAAGGAAGTGGATTACACGGGCTGATGCCGTGACCGTCAGCGCCTACCCTCTTTATGACTGGCGCGTCAGTGACGTCTGGACGGCCAACGCCCGTTTTGGTTTTGACTATAACCGCCTTTACGATCTCCTGTACCAGGCAGGCCTTACGATCGGGCAAATGCGGGTGGCAAGCCCGTTTAATGACTGCGCCCAGGAAAGCCTGAAGCTTTACAAAGTTATTGATCCTGCCAACTGGGCGCGCATGGTCGGGCGCGTCAACGGCGTCAACTTCACAGGTTTGTACGGAGGTACGACGGCCATGGGCTGGAAAACCATCAAACTGCCGCCCGGCCATACCTGGAAGTCCTATTATGAATTCCTGCTTTCCACAATGAACGAGAAAACGGCGGAACACTACAACAACATTTTGGAGAGGTCTAAAAAGTACTGGATGAAAGGGGGCACCGTCGATCCCGGAACTGCCGATGAAGTGCTGGCCGCCTATCCTCTGGCGACCGTGACGGGGAAGTCGGGCCGTTACGTCGACCGCGACGTCATTCAGTTTATGGGCTATCCCGACGACATGCCGGTCAGCAATTTCCGGCAGGTGCCTTCCTACAAGCGCATGTGCATCTGCATCATGAAGAATGATTACTTTTGCAAGTACGCCGGGTTCGGTCCAACCAAGGGAGCGATTGCCCGGCGCCGGGCCGCCGTCAATAAATACCGCAATATTTTATGAAAACCTCCTATCAATCCCCCGTTTACAAAATCCGGCGCGTTCCCCTGGACCAGATACGTTCCAATGCCTATAACCCGAACAGCGTAGCTCCCCCCGAAATGAAGCTGCTCTACCAGAGCATCAAGGAGGACGGTTATACGATGCCTATCGTTTGTTATAAGCTGGAGGACGGGACCTATGAAATCGTGGACGGGTTCCACCGCTGCCAGATCATGAAGACTTACCGCGATATTTACGAACGGGAGGGTGGCATGATGCCGGTGGCCGTAATCGACAAGCCTCTTGGAAACCGCATGGCTTCCACCATCAGGCACAACCGTGCCCGGGGATCTCATAATATCGCCCTCATGACCAATATTATCCAGGAGTTGACGGAGGCAGGCATGTCGGATGCGTGGATACTCAAAAATCTGGGGATGGATGCGGAAGAATTGTTGCGCCTCAAGCAGCTCAGCGGGATTGCCTCCCTGTTCCGGGACGAGGAATTCAGCCGGGCATGGGAATCGAAATAATATCAACCCGGAATCCATGAATAAATATGTCGCTCAACTGCTGGAAGTCATTCAGAAGAAAACAGGCTGTGACACGAGCGGCGCCGTGCGTTGGCTGGCGAATCAGGCCGGGGTGTCGGAAAGAACGGCATGGTACTGGAAACAGCAGGAGAAACTGAGAAAGGCAACGGAAAAGAACCTCGGCAGAATAGCCGAAGAATTGAAAAAATGAGTAAAATGCCTCACGCCATGCCATTGAATGTTGCAGGGCGCCCGGTTTTTCTTGTTTAATGTGCAGTCTTTTTAAATGGCGGCATGGGTTAGATTGCCGGGGTGCGCCGGCGGGATGTTCTTCCGCTCCTGGCACGGCAGCGAATAAAGATGTTCCGGAGCGGGGCAATGATACAGCCTGTTTACCGTTGTTCCGGACAGGTTGGAATAGGTTCGGGAATTGTGTTCCTTCATGCCGGAAAACATGATGGCCTGTTCCAGAACAGGCTGTCCACAGATGACCGCATTCATCTGTTTCCGGCCGTGTGAACAGTGCGGGAACGGTTTCTCTAAAGAGTAGTTGCATCCTGATATTTTTTGGATTATATCATTTTTCATGAAATGGCTTTTGATTTTCCTGATAAGTCCCTGCATGGCTTTTGCTGAAAGTATCAGGGGAGTCGTGATTAACGTGATTGACGGCGACACGGTCATCCTTCTGGAAAGGACGCCTGAACAAATGCGTACGCACCGGATACGGCTTGAGGGAATTGATACGCCGGAAAGGGGGCAGGACGGGTATGAAGGCGCCAAGGAATACCTGGAAAAGCTGATTTGGGGAGAGACGGTTACAGTCCGGTATACCGAGAATGACAGGTACGGCCGTATTTTAGGGGAAATATGGCATGGAAAAATGTTCGTCAACGAAGAGATGGTGAAGGAAGGATGGGCGTGGATTTATAAAAATTTTTCCGCCAGCCGGAAGCTCGTTTCTCTTGAAAGGGATGCCAGAAAGGCCCAAAAAGGCATCTGGTCTGAGCCGAATCCCATATCTCCGTGGGAATGGAAAGCAGCAAAAAGAAAGGAAAAATCTAAGGGGAAAAATACTGGGGAGATCCCTTATTAAATCGTTTTCCGGGAAAATGCCCCGTTCGTGCTGCTGGAGAGGGGATTTTCAATAAGCAGGAAAAACGGATACTTTTAACGGCGGGCGCGGTTCAGGAGCATTTCCGTTGTGGCCTGCCCGCCTGCTCCGGTTCAAAGATGGCGGGCAGCGGAGTGTTTGCCTTGGAGCCTTGCCAGGGCCATGTTTCAGGGTTGGCGCGGTAAGGCAGGAGATAATCCACAGCTTTTTGAATGGAAGCCTCGGCGGGTGTTTTCCGGTAACGGTAGTTCTTGTCGCCCATGCGTTCTGCAAGATGCACCAGGTATCCCCATGCCTGAAGAGTGTAAACGCTGTATTGCCAGGGTTCCGCCCGTTTGAGTTCTTCGGGCTGGGATCCGTCGGGAGCGATGTGGCGGTCCATGTTGGCGAAGGCTTCCGCCAGCCATTGGGCCGCTTCATGGCTGCGGCCCAGGAAGGATGCCAAATGGGCGCATTGCGCCACATAAAACAGATAATGGTTGTTGCTGCGCGTGTGTGCATGCCTGCCCTGCCTGCTGGTAGTCAGCCATGTGTAATACTGGTTCAGCCACGCGCCCACCTGCTTCCATTCTTCTGCCGTTAGGGCATTGGAGCATTTCAACGCCGTCAAAGCTTCCAGGAATTCGGGCATGCGGTAAAGGTCGATGATGCCTCCTCCGTCTCCTTCCGTCCGGTGTCCGGGGCGAATTTGGGCATATTTCAGATGGGGCTGCATGCGGGTTGCCGGAGCAATGAACCAGGCTTTCAGCCATTGCCCGGCCCGGGAGGCGGCCTGCGGATCCCTGTCGAGTTTATACTGCCGTCCCAGGTTGCAGACCGTGCCGATGAAAGCGGCCATCCTGCCGCTGTCGTCCATGCTGCGGAGCCGTTTGTTCTTTTTGCCGTCAATGGGTTTGTAAGGACCGTCCGGATTGGCGGGGTCCGGCCAGTAATAAAGGGCATAGCTGACATATTCATTGGCCTGCGCTTTTTCTCCGAACAGGCTTTTTTTCTCTCCAAGGGTGATGACGGGTGCGTTCAGAGGACTGCCATGCACCAT